TTCGTGGATGACACCCAGGTCATTCATTTGCACGTGAAAAAGGTCTACGCAGAAAAAGCTGGCGTTGATGTCATGGTGATGGAGCTGCAATGAAACCAGAACAAGCAGCCGAGACAATCCGTCAGATTGCACCAGCTTACGGTGAAGCCAAAGCGCAGCGGGTGTATCTTGAAGAATTCAGGAAATCCAAAAAAGCCCTGTTGATGAAAGACGCACTGAAACTCGGAGTTGAAGCAGCAAACGCCCAGGAACGTGAAGCCTACGCAGACCCGGCTTATCACCAGTTGTTGAAAGGGCTGGCGCTGGCAGTTGAACAAGAAGAAACCCTGAAGTGGCAATTGGAAGCGGCAAGGCTCGATATTGAAATCTGGCGCACACGCGAAGCCACCAACCGAATGCAAGACAGGGCGCACCAATGATTGCAAAACACCCCTACGTCAGAAGCAAAAAACTACTTAAACTGGTGGCAAGTCTTGACTGTCAACTGTGCGGGTCAGGCGTTTGCGTTCAGGCAGCACACATAAACTGGGGCGGCGGTAAAGGCCGAGGCATCAAAGCTGACGACAATCTAACAGCTGCTTTATGCATGAGTTGCCATTACGACATTGACCAAGGAGCCAAATGGTCAAAAGCGGAAAGGCAATTAGCATGGAACGTGGCGCACCATAAAACAGTGCAATTGTTAGTGGACACAAACCAATGGCCTGTTGACATACCTATACCTGAAATAGCACAATGCTAGTGCTGACAAAGCAGTTGCCAGCTTTTGGGGCTTCGGCCCCGTTTTTTTAAGGAGTATCCGTGAAAACCCTAATCACAATCGTAGCTTTGCTGCTGTCTTTCGCAGTCCAAGCCCAAACTACCACCAGATGCGTAAAAAATTGGGATGGCAGCGTCACTTGCACCACCACCCGCAATGGTGGTTTTTGAATGACGAATCCAGCCGACAAAGTTCAAAAGTGGGCCATTGACAAGCTCATCCCCTACGCACGCAATGCCAGGACGCACTCAGACGAGCAGATCAGCCAGCTCGCTGCAAGCATCAAGGAATGGGGCTGGACCACTCCGGTGCTGGTGGACGAGCAGGGCGGCATCATTGCAGGGCATGGGCGCACGTTAGCAGCGCAGCGATTAAAGGTGGCAGAAGTGCCAGTGATGGTGGCAAAAGGCTGGAGCGATGCCAAGAAACGCGCTTACGTGCTGGCAGATAACAAACTGGCCATGAATGCAGGCTGGGACAATGAAATGCTGGCGCTGGAGCTGGCAGAGATTGGCGAGTTAGGGTTTGACCTTGACATGACAGGCTTCACGGCAGAAGAGATAGCTGCCTTGACACCAGAGCAAATTGAGCCTGGACTGACAGATGAGGATGCTGTGCCAGAAGTACCAGAGCATCCGATCACTGTTCTTGGCGATGTTTGGGTGCTTGGCAAGCATCGCTTGATGTGTGGTGACAGCGAAAGCACAGACGCAATAGATAAATTGCTCGCTGGTGCAGTTCCAAATGCTCTGATAACTGATCCACCTTATGGGATCGGTATTGATGGTCAAAAAAAATCAGTAAATAAAAACCCTAAACACAATCGAAAGCATCATGAGCATAAGGGATGGGATTCACAAAGGCCTGATGCTTCGATATTTTCCTACATTGTTGCGCTTGGCGTACCCGCTGTGATTTGGGGTGGCAACTACTTTGCCGATTTATTGCCAGCTACCAGAGGCTGGCTTTACTGGAGCAAAGGACAGGACGGGCTTTCAATGAGTGACGGAGAGCTTGCTTGGACGACCGAAGATAAACCACTGAGAAGCAAAACAGTCAATCGTGGGGCGCTTCGTGGAAGTGTTCATCCGACACAAAAACCTGTTGAAGTAATTGAGTTTTCCGCTGACTATTTAAAAGTCCCACAAAAAGGGGCAATTCTTGATCTTTTTTCTGGCAGTGGAACGCTTTGCATTGTTTGTGAAAAGACAGACAGACGAGCTTTCATGATGGAGCGCGATGCCGCATATTGCGATGTCATCGTCAAGCGTTGGCAAGACTTCACAGGCAAAATAGCAACACACGCAGAAACTGGACAACCTTTCGCGGAGGTTAAAAATGACAAGCAAGAAACAGGCCACTGAAGAAAAACCGACTCAAACAAAAGGGAAGAAGGGTGGCGCACGCTTTCCGAACGGTGGCGGAGCGCAGCCAGGAGCTGGCCGACCAGCCTTTGAGCCGACCGATGCCGAGCGCAAGCAAGTCGAGGCGCTATCTGGTTACGGATTGCCTTTCGACCAGATTGGCGCACTGGTGCGGGATGGCATACACATCGACACACTGAGGGCGCACTTCAGTTCCGAGCTGGTCAGCGGCAAGTCAAAGGCAAACGCACAGGTTGGTAAAACCCTATTCCAAAAGGTGATGGCTGGCGACACGACTGCTGCAATCTGGTGGAGCAAAACCCAGATGCGCTGGGCAGAAACCCAAAAGCACGAACTAACCGGGGCTGACGGTGCGCCTCTGGAGTTCGCCAAGATTGAGCGTGTGATTGTCAAGAATGGGTAAAACCCTGCAAATCCAGACACCCGAGTGGGCTTTGCCTTTGCTGGAAGGCAGCCGCTACAAAGGCGCATGGGGTGGGCGAGGCTCTGGCAAGTCCCACATGTTTGCCGAGCTGATGATTGAGATGCACATCATGGATCAGAAGCGGCGCAGCGTATGCGTCCGTGAGATACAGAAGTCCTTAAATCAGTCTGTTAAGCGTTTACTGGAAACCAAGATTGAGGCCATGAACGCTGGCGCTTACTTTGAGGTCCAGGATTCGGTCATCAAGTCCAAAAAGGGCGATGGGGCCATCATCTTTCAGGGTATGCAAAACCACACCGCCGACAGCATTAAGTCGCTGGAAGGCTACGACTGCGCTTGGGTGGAAGAAGCACAAAGCCTGAGTCAGTCCAGCCTTGACCTATTGCGGCCAACAATCCGCAAGCCTGACAGTGAACTGTGGTTCACATGGAACCCTAGACAGCAGAGTGACCCGGTTGATTTTCTGTTGAGAGGCCCAGAGCCACCTGTGGATGCCAAAGTCATCAAGGTGAACTTTGGCGAAAACCCGTGGTTCCCGCAAGTCCTCAAAGACGAAATGGAGTACGACAAGCGGCGAGACCCTGACAAATATCAACACGTTTGGATGGGCCAGTATCTGCGGAACAGCAACGCCAGGGTGTTCAAGAACTGGAAGATCGATGACTTTGAAGCACCGCCAGATGCCATTCACCGACTCGGCGCAGATTGGGGCTTTTCCATTGACCCGACTGTGCTGGTGCGCTGCCACATCATCGGGCGCACGCTGTACATCGACTACGAAGCCTACATGGTTGGGTGTGAAATCATCAACACGCCCGAGTTGTTTATGCAAGTGCCCGAGAGCGAACGCTGGCCCATAGTGGCAGATTCAGCCAGACCGGAGACCATCAGCCACATGAAACGCAATGGGTTTCCAAAGATCATGACCGCAGTTAAAGGCCCAAAGTCTGTCGAGGAAGGCATTGAGTTCTTGAAGAACTACGACATCATTGTCCACCCTCGCTGTATACACACCATTGACGAACTGAGCCTGTACAGCTACAAGTCAGACCCGCTGACGGGTAGAATTCTGCCCGTGCTGGAGGACAAAAAGAACCATGTGATTGATGCACTGAGATATGCTTGCGAGGGTGTCAGGCGTGCAGCAGTGACCAAAACGATCAACTTCACGCCATTGCCGACCATAAACAAATGGTAGAAAATCGGTTAACAAAGGACAATCATGGCAAGAATCTCAAACGACCAACGGCTTTCGAATCTACACACCGAAGCCCTGCGCCAGTTCAATGACATCCAGACTGCGCTGCGGGACGAGCGCCTACAGTGCTTGCAAGACAGGCGGTTCTACTCCTTGTGCGGCGCTCAGTGGGAAGGCCCGTTGTGGGATCAGTACGAGAACAAGCCCAAGTTTGAGGTCAACAAAATCATGCTGGCGGTCATTCGCATCGTCAACGAATACCGCAACAACCGCATCACTGTGGACTATGTGTCCAAAGATGGCACAGACAACGCAAGGCTGGCAGAGGTCTGTGATGGCCTGTATCGTGCTGATGAACAAGCATCGGTCGCTGATGAAGCCTATGACAACGCTTTTGAGGAAGCCGTGGGCGGCGGCATTGGCGCATGGCGGCTGCGGACAGTCTACGAAGACGAAGAGAATGACGAGGATGACCGCCAGCGCATCCGCATGGAGCCAATCTTTGATGCTGACAGCTCGGTGTTCTTTGACCTGAACGCCAAGCGCCAGGACAAGTCAGACGCCAAGTATGCTTTTGTGGTCACCAGCATGACCCGTGAGAGCTACAAAGAAACCTACAACGATGACCCAACGGATTGGCCCAAGATCATCCACCAGTATGAGTTTGATTGGGCAACGCCTGATGTCGTGTTCGTGGCTGAGTATTACAAGGTCGAGGAAAAGACCGAGACAATCCGCATCTTTGAGGCCATTGATGGGACTGAGGAACGCTATACAGCCAAAGACTTTGAGAACGATGAAACCCTTGAAGAAACCCTAATGGCCATCGGCACACGGGAAGTGCGGCAGAAGCGGGTCAAGCGTATGCGGGTACGCAAATACATCATGTCGGGCGGCAGGGTGCTTGAGGATGCTGGTTACATCGCTGGCAAGTGCATTCCGATTGTGGTGGTCTACGGCAAACGCTGGTTCGTGGACAACATCGAACGCTGCATGGGCGCTGTCAGATTGGCGAAAGATGCCCAACGCCTGAAGAACATGCAACTGTCCAAGCTGGGCGAAATCTCAGCCTTGTCCAGCATTGAAAAGCCCATCATGACCCCCGAGCAAGTGGCGGGTCACCAGCTTATGTGGGCAGAGGACAATTTAAGGGATTACCCGTATCTGCTGATTAACCCAATCACTGGGCCTGATGGCAACACCCAAGCGGCTGGCCCATTGGCTTACACCAAGTCGGCTGCAATCCCACCCGCTATGGCTGCACTGTTGCAGATCACCGAACAGGACATGCAAGACATCCTGGGCAACCCGCAAGGCGCTGACAAGATGGTGTCGGGCGTGTCTGGTAAAGCCGTAGAGTTGATCCAAACCCGTGTGGATATGCAGACTTTCATTTACATGAGCAACTTTGCTAAGGGAATGAAACGCTGCGGCGAGATTTGGTTAAGCATGGCTCGGGACATCTACACCGAAGAAAAGCGCAAGATGAAGACCATTGCGCCAACTGGTGACTCTAATGTGGTCGAGCTGATGAAGCCCATGATTGACACCGAAACTGGTGCAATGGTCATGGAAAACGATCTCAGCACAGCCACCTTTGATGTGGTTGCCGAGGTTGGCCCATCCAGCAGCAGCAAGCGTGCAGCGACTGTCCGGGCGTTGACCGGGATGCTCCAGATCACCACCGACCCAGAGACTGCCCAAGTTCTTACCGCCATGGCAATGATGAATATGGAGGGCGAGGGTTTAAGTGACACAAACGCCTACTTCCGCAAGAAGTTGCTCCGCATGGGTGTTGTGCAGCCAACCGAGGACGAAGCCCAAGAACTCATGGCCGAGATGCAGGGCAAGCCGCAAGACCCGAACGCTATGTACCTCCAGGCGGCAGCAGAGGAAGCGATGGCAAAAGCAGCCAAGGCCCGTGCTGATACTGTGGAGACCGTGGCAAGTGCCGAGTTGAAGCGTGCTCAGACACTGGAGACATTGGGCAAAGTCGATGAAACCGCACAAAACATGGCCTTGACAAACGCCGAGGCCGTCCAGGAGATATTGCGTGGACAAATTGTGCAGCCTGTTGTCAGATAATAAAAAACAAGCGAGAATGTAATTAACGGATGCCACCCACCGTTTTTAATGGGTGAGTTTAATGGGGTCAAAAGATGAACGAAAAGGCAGTAATTGAGGACGATGAAACTTTTGTCGAGGAAGATGTCGAGGAAGTCACGGAAATCGTTGATGACCAAGAAGAACCCGAGGAAGTAGTTGTCAGCATTGGAGAGGAAGCGCCACCTCCCGAAGAGCATACTCCAGCACCTGAATGGGTACGAGAGTTGCGAAAGACAAACCGTGAGTTGCAACGCCAGAACCGTGAACTGCAAAGCAAGCTGCAAGTCCAGCCAACTGAGATCAAGCCAGTTGCCATTGGAGCCAAGCCCAAGCTAGAAGATCACGACTATGACGCTGACAAATACGAAGAAGCACTGACAGGTTGGTTTGAGCGCAAGCGACAAGCCGATGAGGTCAACGCCAAGCAACAAGCTGAAGTTATGAATCAGCAGAAGGCATGGCAAGCCAAGCTGGATGGCTACGGCAAAGCGAAAGCAGAGCTGCGAGTCAGGGATTACGAAGATGCCGAGGCCGTGGCCCAGGAAGTCTTTTCAATCACCCAGCAAGGCGTGATTCTTCAAGGGGCTGAAAACCCCGCACTGGTTGTTTACGCACTCGGTAAGAACCCAAAGAAGGCCAAGGAGTTGGCTGAAGTCTCAGACCCCGTAAAGTTTGCTTTTGCGGTCGCAAAACTGGAGAAAGAATTGAAAGTTACAAACCGCAGAGCAGCACCCGCACCCGAGCGTGTCGTTTCAGGAACTGGACGATCCTCAGGTGCGGTGGACTCAACCCTCGAACGGCTGAGAGAAGAAGCTGCCCGTACTGGCAACATGACGAAAGTCATTCAGTATCGGGCGCAGAAACGATCAGCATCCAAGTAATTTTTTTAGGAGCATGAAATGAGCAACTCATTCAGCAAAGAAGAGCGCGTTGCCTTTGAGGACATCCTTGAAGGTTTCAATGACGCATTGGTCTTGTCCCGCAACGTGTCCATCTACAACACTGATGGCTCGATGATGGAACGCACCAACAACGTCATCTATCGTCCACAGCCTTACATCGCGCAATCGTACGATGGCATGGACCAAACCAACAACTTCACCGCTTACACACAGCTTTCAGTGCCAGCGACATTGGGCTTCCAAAAGTCCGTGCCGTTCATCCTGGATGCTTTGGAACTGCGTGATGCGTTGCAAGAAGGTCGCCTGGGCGAAGCTGCTAAACAGAAGCTGGCCTCTGACATCAACATCGCCATCATGAACGTGGCTGCTGCCCAAGGTTCTTTGGTCGTGACCGTGAACACCGCTGCTGGTGATTATGATGACGTTGCCCTGTGCGACAGCATCATGAACGAGCAGGGCGTGCAAGCATTCGACCGCTACCTGGCTCTGTCCAGCCGTGACTACAACGGCATTGCAGGAAACATTGCCGGTGGAACTGGCGGTGCATCCGTGTCGCGCAGTTTTTCAGGCACTAAGTCCAACACCGCTTTCGAGCGTTCTTTCGTTGGCATGGTTGCTGGCTTTGAGACATACAAGTTGGATTACGCAAACCGCTTGGCTGCACGTACTGGTTCGAATACCACTATGTCCACCCTGGCTGCGGCAAACAACTACTACGTCCCAACTGCTACTTCTACCGCAGCGACAGGCGAGACCCAGAACGTTGACAACCGCTTCCAGACCATCACTGTCACATCGACAACTGATCTGCGTGTGGGTACACCGTTCCAGATCGGTGGCGTTGAGGCTGTGCATCACATCACCAAGCAAGGTACTGGCTTTGCCAAGACCTTCCGTGTGGTGAGCATCACAAACTCGACAACTTGCGTTATCACACCGCCAATCATCTCAGCCCAAGGCGGCACTGATGCAGAACTGCAATACCAGAACTGTATCGTGACACCTAGCGCATCGGAAACTTTGACCCGCTTGAACTCGGTCACTGCACCTATCAACTGCTTCTGGCAAAAAGATGCGTTGGAGATTCTGCCTGGTCGTTACGCTGTCCCGTCCGATGCTGGTGTCGCAGTGATGCGTGCCTCCACCGATCAGGGCATCGAGCTGGTGATGCAGAAGCAGTACGATGTAAACACCATGAAGACAAAGTATCGCCTTGATACCTTGTTCGGTGTGGTGAATAAGCAGCCAGAAATGTCTGGTATTTTGTTGTTCGGTCAGAGTTAATAGGGGGCGACCATGAGCTATCAAGTTATCTTTGCACAAGGCACAGCTACTGTTGCCGTTCCCGCTGGCGAGAAAATCGCTGTTCAAGCATTTTCGCCAGCACAGGTGTTTCAAGAAGTTGGTTTCCCTAACTTTCCTGAAGCCAATGACCTGTTGACTACAGTTGACAACACCACCTATGTGTCAGGCGCATTTACCAATGCCACCAACGTGATTATTCAAGCTGGTGCATCGGGCGCTTACTACTCTGTGGGTGTTGCTCCTGACATCAGCAACAATGGCAATTGGCAACCTCAGGGTGCGCCAGCCAACATTGCTGATGGCGGCTCGATGGTGGCAACTGCTGCCAACGTGTTGACAGGCATCATCACTGCTACTCCAACTTCAGCCCGTGACATTCAATTGCCAACAGGTGCAAACCTTGATTTGGCAACTGAGTGGGCAATCGGTGATTCGTTTGACTTCAGCGTCATCACTTTGGCTGCATTTGCTTTGACTCTCACAGTCAATACAAACGTGACCATCGTTGGTTCTGCTGCAACTGCGGCCACGGCTGGTGCATCTGCACGATTCCGTTGCCGTAAGACTGCGGCTGATACCTTTGTTGTTTATCGTATCGGTGGTTAAACCAAGACAGGCCAGCAGAGATGTTGGCCTGTTTTATATGGAGAACGAAATGATGAAAAAAGGTTACTCAGACAAGACTGTTTCCAAGAATATTAAAATGGAAATGAAAGCAGGCAAGCCCCAAAAGCAAGCCGTTGCAATGGCACTTGGCATGGCAAGCAAGTCGGCAAAAGCCGCTGGCAAGCCTAGCAAAGCACCGATGAAAAAATGATTAAGTCAGCCGCAATCATTAAGACCAAGACTCTCGCCCCGTGGCGGGAGTTGCGTATTCAAAAGCGCAAGCTCAAAAAAGAGCAAGCCATTGAGCGCAGATTGACAAAAGTTTGCTTTCCATCACCCATTGGTGCTGTTGTGCAGCAAGTGGAGATTGTGGAAGTAGGCGAGCCAACACGTGATGAAATGTTAAAGCAAGCTGCTAAAATCGGCCTCAAAGTGGACAAGCGTTGGTCAGACGAAACTCTGCTCAATCGCATCAATCAGGCTATGGAGGCCGCATCATGGGATACAGCAAGCGCCAGTTCGTGACCGCTGCCTTTGAGGAGATCGGTCTTGCCTCTTATGTGTTCGACCTGAACCCCGAACAGATGGAATCGGCATTGCGTAGGCTGGATGCAATGATGGCAGATTGGAACGCCAAGGGCATCCGCTTGGGTTATCCGCTACCCTCAAGCCCACAAAACAGCGATTTGGATGAGCAGACCAATGTGCCTGATTCGGCATATGAGGCCATCATTTGCAGCCTGGGCATCAGACTTGCCCCAAGCTACGGCAAGCAAGTGATGATTGAGACAAAGACCACCGCCAAGCAGGGTTACGACATCCTGCTTCAGCGTGCGACATTCCCGCTTGAGAAGCAACTCCCGGCAACCACACCCGCTGGCGCTGGCAACAAGCCCTGGCGTGTGTACGACAACCCGTTTGTACGCCCACCATATAGCCCTGTTGATGCTGGCCCTGATGGGCCAATCGAATACTACTGAGGACAATCATGCCAACAATCAACCAACTGCCAGTGCTGAACACCATCTCCAGTGGTGACCAGCTACCCGTTTACTCTCCCAACAACGGTGATGCTCGCAGAACATCGATTGGTTCCTTGCTGACATTTTTTCAGCAAAGTTTTGCATCACCAACCTTATCGGTGAATCTGTATGTTCCTGGTTCTGGGTTCAATATCACTGTACCAACCCCTGTCAGCCAAAACCAATGGATGCTGCTGCAACCCGCAGGGACGCTGGCAACAGGCACGATCACGCTGCCTTTGAACACTGGTGTACCTGATGGCACTACGGTGCTGATTACCACTACACAAGAAATCACCTCATTGACGATTGCTTTGAATGGTGCATCCGCCATTTTTGGTGCAGTCACAAGTTTGGGCGCAGGGTGTGCTGCTGTTTATCGCTTTTACCAGCCAACGAATTCTTGGTACAACATTAATGCTGAGACGGTTTTTGCTGCGGGTATTGCTGCATGGCTGACCACCCCAACAAGTGCCAACCTACGGGCGGCAATGACAGATGAGACCGGAACCGGTCTGTTGGTATTTAATACCAGCCCCACCTTAGTAACGCCTGTGCTGGGTACAGTGGCAAGCGGCAACATCAGCGCCTGCACAAGCACCAGCATGGTGATGGTCACTCCAATTCTTGGCACACCGACATCTGGAGCGTTGACAAACTGCACCGGGTTGCCGCTAACAACAGGCGTAACAGGCGCTCTGCCAGTTGCCAATGGCGGCACAGGGGCATCAGCAACGGTTCAGGCATTGAGTGGCCCAGGTGCGGTAAACATCACCAGCCTTACCACTGCCTTTACATCGACAGCAGCAGGCAATGCGTTGACTCTTGCTGATGGCGCACAGGGCCAACTAAAAACAATTATTTATGTCGCAGAAGCGGCTGGTGGTGATACTGGTGTTTTGACACCAGCCAATCTTGGAAGCGCCACCACAATCACTTTCAATGCCGTTGGTGATTCGGTAACTCTCCAGTTTGCTGGAACTGATTGGTGGGTTGTTGGGTTCCGTGGTGCGGTGGTTGCGTAATGGCAACAAAGCCCAAGTCCTCTGTCAATGCGGCTGGCAACTATACGAAGCCAACCATGCGGAAGAACCTGTTTGAAAAAATCAAAGCAGGGACAAAGGGCGGCGACCCGGGCGAATGGTCAGCCCGTAAAGCACAACTGTTGGCGGTGGAGTACAAGAAAAAGGGTGGAGGCTACAAATGAAAGCCCCGCAAAAAAGCCTGAAAGATTGGGGCGCTCAGAAGTGGCGCACCAAGTCCGGCAAGCCATCGTCTGAAACGGGCGAGCGTTATCTGCCCGAGAAGGCCATTAAAGCCTTGTCATCGGCTGAATATGCGGCGACCACCAAGGCAAAGCGTGAGGCCACAGCCAAAGGCCAACAATTTGCAAAGCAGCCCAAGAAGGTTGCCGAAAAAATCAAGAGGTTTCGATGAAGACTCCAGCCTATGCACGCAAGGAAGGTCAGAATCCCCGCGGTGGACTTAACGCCAAAGGGCGTGCTGCTGCCCGTGCTGAAGGTATGAATCTAAAGCCTCCCGTTAAGTCTGGTGACAATCCTCGCAGGGCATCGTTTCTAGCCCGTATGGGCGGCAATCCTGGCCCTGAATACAAAGATGGTGAACCTACCCGCCTGCTGTTAAGTTTGAGGGCTTGGGGCGCATCATCTAAGGCAGACGCGCAAGCCAAGGCAAAGAAAATATCCGCACGGAATAAGGCGAAGTAAATGCAAATACCAATCCTCAACGGTATTTTCACCGACAACACCCCTGAGCTGCGTACATCGTACCCAGTGAATCTGATGCCTGTTCCAAAAGTGTCGGGCATCAGCAATGGGTTCTTGCGTCCCGGTGATGGCATTGTTGCCAACGGCACTGGCCCAGGGGTTGATCGTGGCGGCATCAACTGGAATGGCGATGTTTACAGGGTCATGGGAACAAAGCTGGTGGAGATCAGCAGCAATGGTGCAGTGACCATTCTGGGCGATGTGGGCAGCGGTGGGCTTGTGACCTTTGATTACAGCTTTGATGAGCTTGCAGTGACATCGGGCGGGAACATTTACTTCTGGAATGGCACGACCCTGACGCAGGGCAGTTACCCACTGGTGACGATTGGGCCAATCATTGATTTTTGCTTCATTGATGGGCGTTTTATGCTCACTGATGGAGAACGGTTGTTCCTTACAGACATTGGCAATCCGCTGGTTATTGGCGCATTTGCCTTTGAAGAGCCTATTGCCGACCCAGATCCAGTGACATCGCTGCTGCGTTTGCGGAATGAGGTCTACGCCATCAACAGATTCACGATGGAGGTTTACGACAACCTCGGAACTGCTGTGCCGTTTCCATTTGGCGTGATACAGGGCGCACAGGTTCAAAAGGGCTGCGTTGGTGTTCAGGCTTGCTGTGTCTATCTTGACCAAATTGCATTCTTGGGCAGTGGGCGCAACGAAGCCCCAGGCATTTACACTGCGGCATCTGCAACCACTCAAAAAATCAGTACGCAAGAGATTGACAACATCTTACTGGACTTCACAGAGGCGCAGTTGTCCTTGGTCAAGATTGAGGCCAGAAACGACAAGAACCATGAGCATCTTTATGTGCATCTGCCCAATCAGACGTTAGTTTATGACGCATCGGCATCACAGGCACTGCAAACCCCTGTCTGGTTCATCTTGGTCAGCACCCTGACGGGTCTTGCCCAATACCGAGCCAGAAACATGGTGTGGGCCTATGACAAATGGCTGGTGGGTGACCCGCAGTCAAACAGCATCGGCTATCTGGTACAAGACATTGGCAGTCACTGGGGGCAACAGGTCTATTGGGAATTCGGCACACTGATTGTCTATAACGAGAGCAATGGCGCCATCTTTAATGAGTTGGAGTTGGTCAGCTTGACGGGAAGCGTTGCCCTTGGCAAGAATCCGCAGATCAGCACCAGCTACTCTTTAGATGGCAAGTCGTACAGCCAAGAAAAGTTTATCTCAGTTGGCACGATTGGCAACACCAAGAAGCGCCTTGCATGGTTTCAGCAGGGTCACATGAGAAACTGGCGCATTCAGCGATTCAAGGGCGACAGTGATGCCCATGTGTCATTTCTGCGACTTGAAGCTCAGATTGAGCCACTGGCATACTGATGACCAAGTTAAACCTCACCCGTGACCAGCTTGCGCTGTTCTTAACCGATCAGCAGCAGATTCGGCAGTTTGAATTGTTGTTTTCTACTGTTGACCAACTGCAAGTTATTACAGGCACAGATTTTGAGTATCAGGCAGATACGGCGGCAGCCACAGCAAATAGCGCACTGGCCCAACTTGCAGCACTGGCCCAAGAGTCGGCCATTAATTCTGCGCTGGCTGAGAACAAAGCAAATCAGGCTCTGGAGCTGGTGGATAGCTTGACTAAGGCGGTCCAAGCATTGCAGTTGACTCCATCGCCAAGTCAACTGGATACGCTGACAAAAGCCATCGAAGGCTTGCAGATGACCCCACCGCCACGGGAGTTCAAAAGGGCAAGATACGGCTCGTTTTATGACACCACCACTCAGACAGCAACCACGATCAACACCGCCAAGGCCATCACGTTTAACAGCACAGACTTGAGCAACGGCGTGTTCATTGGTACGCCCACATCACGCATCATTGTGGACAGCGAAGGCATCTACAACTTTGACACATCGTTCCAACTGGACAAGACATCAGGCGGCACGGCTGAGTTCTATTTTTGGTTTCGGCTCAACGGCGTGGATGTGCCAGACAGCGCCAGCCAGATTAGGATTCAGGGTAACGATGCAGAGATTTTTTCATCGCTGAATTACTTTTTTGACCTTAAGGCTGGCGATTACGTTGAGATGATGTTTTCAACCACCAGCTTAAGTGTTGAGTTGCTTTCTGTTGTCGCAACACCACCAGTTCCCGCCATTCCATCCATAATTCTCACAGTTAACAACAATATCGGAGGTGTCCAATGACAGTAATCATAAAAGTGCTGATTCCCGCAAAACAGGCAGAGAACAGCCAGACCACCCAATACACAGCAGTCAATGTAAAGGCCATCATTGACAAGTTCACGGTGACCAATACCAGCGCCAACAATGTAACTTTTAGTTGCAACTTGGTAACAGTCTCTGGTTCTGCGGGGGCGTCAAACTTGATTGTAGATAGCCGAACCATCGTGCCAGATGAAACCTACACCTGCCCTGAGTTGGTGGGCCAGGCGCTAGAACCAGGTGGGTTTATTTCCACAATCGCAGGGACGGCAACATCGCTGACCATTCGGGCTTCTGGTCGTGAAATCAGTTAAGGAGTAGGACATGAAAGAATTTATGATGATTCCCAAAGGCTTTGCTGGCCTACCGATGGACGAGGGATTCTTGACTACAGCCGAGAACAAAAAAAACTACGCCATTGCCGTACAGGATTGGAACTATGGCCCAGAGATGCCAACTAACGCACCTGGGGCCAACAAAGAGTTTTATTCAGGGCTGGCAGAAGCCATGCAGTGCGATGAAAAAGACGCACGGCGCAAGCATTGCTCGAACTGTGGTTACTACGACAACAGCTTGATGGCGCAAGTCCGTATTGAGCGCATCCCGATGGCCTCATATGACAAAGGCGCTGGGTTTCGTGGTCACTGCGAGAAACTGAACTTTATCTGTAATGACATGAGAGTTTGCCAAGCATGGGAAGATGATGAGTATGAGGATTGAGTAAAACTGTGCGAAAATCGAGCCGCTGAGTCTATCGGGCCACCAGCAGCTCACCCTGAACAGGAGTTGTGCATATGGTCACGGTTGGCATCACAGAGCAGCATTTAGTAGAGGTCTATGCCGACCCCTACATTGCAAAAGTCGGGCATGACCATCGCCCTGCTGCGCCAATACATGACCCGCAAGTAACATACCTGTCAGCGTGGGTTGGTAGCAATTTTTCAGGCGCTTTCATTGCCATCAAGCAAAGCCCTGTTGAGCTTGAACTCCACGCCTTACTCAAAAAATCAGCACTCAAGCAATCACGTGATCTTGGCGTGGACTGTTTGGCATGGGCTTTTGCCCAACCAATTTTGCGAGTCACCGCTTACATCATTGAGGGGCTTGAGTCTGCAAAGAATTATTGCCTCAAATTGGGTTTTAAGGTAGAAGGCCGCTTGCGTTCTGCCTGTGTGCAAAATGGCGTGGTCAAAGACGTTTATGTGTTGGGTATGACCCGACAAGATTGGGGTGTCATATGAGTTTTATTCGCAAAGCATTGGGTAGCATCACTGGCGCAACGGCAGCAGCCAGAGGAGCGCAAGAAGCCTCAGCAACACAAGCGGCCTCAGCAGAACGAGGCATTGAAGAGCAGCGCAGACAGTTTGACAAAATGGTTGAATTGATGTCGCCCTATTTAGCTGTTGGCGCACCAGCCCTTACAGGACAACAGGCGCTTATAGGACTTCAAGGCCCAGAGGCAGAACAAGCCGCAATTGATCGACTTACTGGTGGATCGACCTTCCAAGAACTTTCAAGGCAGGGCGAGGAGGCCATTCTTTCACGGGCATCAGCCACAGGTGGTTTGCGTGGCGGCAACGTGCAACAAGCACTTGCTCAGTTCCGTCCGCAGTTACTTAGCGAGTTGATTGAGCAGCAGTACGGGCGACTTGGTGGCCTAGCATCAATGGGACAAAGTGCAGCAGCGGGTCAAGCTGCTGCTGGACAGCAAACAGGTGCAAACGTAGCAAACTTGTTGGCGAATCAAGGCTCTGCTTTAGCTGGCGGTCAATTGGCAGCGGGTAATGTGAACAGGCAAATTTTCGGTGACGTTCTTGGCGCTCTAAAAACTGGCGGCGAAGCTTTTAAGGCATTCGGCGGTGGCACCGCAGCAGCAGGCGGGTCAGGTGCAGCAGCATTTAGCGATCAACGGCTTAAAAAGAATGTCAAGCGCATTGGAACTCGCAAAGATGGTTTGGGCGTTTACGAATTTGATTACATCTGGGGCGGCGCTCGACAGATCGGGTTGATGGCGCAAGAAGTCCAAGCCGTATACCCTGATGCTGTATCTGAAATTGATGGCTTCTTGGCGGTTGATTACAGCAAAGTTTAAGGATTTGACATGGCGATTAACCCATTTGCACAACCGATAAATTACTCAGCACAGTTTGTTGATCTCACCCCTGCATTCAGGGCAGCGGGAGAGGGTTTCCGCGCTATTGGCGAAGGCATACAAGAGCGTGAGAAACAAGAACAGGCAATGACTTTGAAGGCGCAATATGCAACAGACTTGCAAAATGCGCTGAACAATCCAACACAAGAAACTTGGAGTCAGATGATTGCCAAGTATCCGCAACAGCGTGAAGCATTTGCTGAAGCTCGAAAGGGTTTTGGCAAGACTGCATTGGAAAACGAATTCAACCAAGGTTTTGCAGTTTCCACGGCTTTGGAAAATAAAAGACCAGAAGTTGCCATGGAAAGATTGCAGACCTTCATAACGGCTCGTAAAAATTCCAATTTGCCTACTGACATTTATGAAGATGCACTAGAGGCATTAGAACGTAATGATGTATTGGGTGCACAAGCCAACGTCAACTCTGCATTAGCAATGGCAGACCCTGATCGATTCCAAAAGCAAGTAGAGGCAAGAATAAAAGCAAGTACAGCACCAAGCGAAATATCTGAGGCAGCTTCAAAGGCGGAGAAAGCAAAAACTGAAGCTCAAACTAAAGTTGCAGATTTGCGTATTAAACTGCAAAACGAACCAGTCGAAGCAGAAAGATTGATAATTAAGAGAGACCTTGAACTTGCAGAAGCAGATAAAGCAAAAGTTGATGCTGAATTTGCTAGACCTGTGGCAATGGCAGAACTCGCTAAAACAAAGGCGGAAACGCTTGCCCCATCTGTTCGTGAAGCAATTGATTTCAAGAATTTGAGTCCAGCAGATCAAGCCGTGTTCCAGAATTTGCAAATACTCAAAAAGCCACCAGCAGCCGTTACAAATGTCAACGTATCAAACGTAGATAAGACAGCCTCGGGTGAGCTTGGCAAGTTGGTTCCAGACCTTTACAACCAGATGAATGCAGCCGCAGACTTAACTGGTGAGCTTGCAAGATACCGCACAGCACTCGGTACTGCAATCACTGGCCCATTTGCGGATAGGCGGTTGCAAGTTGCTCAAATTGCAAATGCTTTCGGTCTAGTTGGTGACAAGGGCATCAACGCTACTCGGGAGTTAATTCAGGGTAATGCTGAAATGTCTCTTAAAGCCCGGTCTTTGATTGCTGGACAAGGACAAGGCCCAATTACTGAAGGTGAACAAGCCTTGCTTGTTAAGGCGCGAGCTGGAGACGTTAATTTTACAAAGGGTGAACTCAATACTTTGTTTAATATTTTTGATCGTGCCGCAAAAGCGCAATACGATCAAAGTCGCAAATTGCTGCAATCAGCAACAACACAAAGCCCAACAGCGCAATTGTTTCTAGATGCTGCAAAACCTTTTGGTGCGCAGACTGCCCCACCAGCTCAACCTGCTGCACAAGCGCCGCCAGCACAAGCGGCTCCAGCAGCAGTCGTGCCAGGGATGCCAGCAGGCTTCCGAGTGATTCGATAAGGTCAACACATGGCAATCTACAAAGTCGAAGCACCAGACGGCAGCATCATTGAGCTGGAAGGCCCAGACAATGCAACAGACGCCCAAATTGGACAAGCCGCGCAAGCGGCCTTTGCACAGCGCCAGACTTTTAACGTGCAAACGCAAGAGGGTCAGAATGTTGCTGTAGATGTTCGGTTTCCAGAGGCGGCGCAAGCCCCTGCCCAACAACCTGAACAGCCAGGTGTTTTGCAAGAGCTTGGTAGGCAAGTTGGCCTGACAGGGCGTGGCGCTATTGAAGGTGTTACAGGCTTGGCAGGTATAGTGATTGATCCAGTTACAAGGCTGGCTAACATTGCCTTGCCAGCCAGTGCGCAAATACCAACTATGCAGCAAGCCACTGCGCAGGTGTTGAACACAGCAGGGTTCCCGCAACCTCGTGATGCCGTTGAACGTATGGTTAATCTGGCCATACAAGGGGCGTCAAGTGGTGGCGGGATGGCAGCAGCAGGTCGAGCGGTACAAACAGCCGCATCGCCTGTTGCCCGTGAAGTTGGACGAATGGTGGCAGCACAACCTGCTGCACAAGTGGCTGGCGGGGCTGGTGCTGGCGGTGCTGCACAAGCATTCCAAGAGGCCACAAGAGGCACTGAAATCACACCATTGGGCCAAGTTGCGGGGACTATTGCGTCATCTTTGGCAGGTGGTGTGGCTGGCGCAAGGTTGGCAACACCAAAGGCGCAACCTGTGACACCTACTGCGCAGCCAATTGTTGCTGAGGCTGAAAGACTTGGCGTTCCAGTTTTGACATCTGACGTAATTCAGCCTCAATCATTTATTGGCAGAACAGCGCAGCGCATTGGTGAAAGAGTACCAATTGCAGGGACTGGCCCTGTGCGTGTCCAACAGCAAGAGGCTAGAGTAGATGCGGTTAAAAACCTGTTGCAAGAATACGGTGCAGATGATGTTGCTAAATTTAGCAAAGACATCATGGCCGATTTATCGACCAAGCGAGCTGCTGATTTCGCTAAATACTCGCAAGCCAAAAAAGAGGTCATCAATAGACTTGCAGACAAAGGGACTGTGCCAGTGCCTCGTGCATTAACAGCCATTGACAAGCAAATTGCTGACCTCGCCAGAAGGCGCACAGAAGGTTCAGATGAGGCCATACAGCGACTTCAGCAAATTAAAACAGATGTGCAGAATCGTGACTTGTTTCAGATAGAGGCTTATCGCCAGGACGAGTTGGCTAAGATTTTTATGGATGATCCAGCACGACCCATGAGCATCGCTGCCCGTGATGCTGGTGAAAAGGCGCTGCGTGCTATTTATGGCCCTGTTCGTGAGGACATGGTTGATTTCATCAAGAAGACAGGTGAGCGCCGTGATGTTGACAAATTCATGGTCACAAACAAAAGACTCAAAGAGCTAGCTGGCGAACTTGAGATGAATACATTGAAGTCTGTTTTGAAATCAGGCAAAGCAGTGCCAGATGATGTCAACAAACTTTTGTTCAGCAAAAAACCAAGCGAAATCAATCAGCTTTACAACAGCCTAACGCCATCAGGTAGAGCAAACGCTCGTTCATCAATCTTGTCGCAAGCATCAAGCAAGGCTGAGTTCACATTGCCAGATGGCACTCAAATGTTTAGCCCTGAAAAATTTAACGCTGAACTTAAAAGATTGCAGCCCCAAATTGGCGTATTTTTCAAAGGCGATGATTTGCAAAGAATTCAAGGCTTATCCCGTGTGTTGACAATGACACGAAGAGCTGGCGAAGCGGGAGTAACAACACCAACAGGCCAAGAAGCCGTGCCTTTTGTTGCTGGTAGCTTTTTGCAAAGCATCTTTGGTAGCCTCGGCGCTTCAGTGGCTGCGGCTGCTGGCGTTGGCGCAACGGCACGTATTTATGAGTCTGCGGCAGTTCGTGATTTGTTGATGAAAATTCCAAAAACAGCCCCAGGCGGCACTGAAGAAGCAAAGTTGTTCAAGCGTCTGATGTCAACCATTCAGACACAGGTGAATCAATTGCCAGCAGAACAGCCTTGAGCGACAATCCACCATCTAGGAGAACCAGTAATGTCCGCACTCTCAGTAGAACCGCCATATCCAGCATTTGCCAATGCTGACGGCCAGCCGCTTGAGAACGGCTACATCTTTATCGGTGCGATCAATCTCAACCCTATTGTTAACCCCATCGCTGCGTTCTTTGATGCTGCGCTGACCATCCCTGCTGTGCAGCCAATCCGCACCTCTGGCGGGTATCCTGTTTATCAGGGTACGCCAACACGCTTTTACGTGGGCAGTGATTACAGCATCCAAGTCCAGGACAAGAACGGCTCTGTGGTTTACACCTCGCTGAATGGCAATTCTGCTGGTAGTGGATCTGCCGTAACCAATGCTACAGGCACTGGCGTGCAGACAATATTTTCAGTGTCCTCTGTGCCAATAGCCATTTACATCAACGGCGTGTATCAGAATCAAAACACATACACAGTGACCTCTGGTTCGGTGACATTCTCAGAAGCGCCGCCATTCACATCGATCATTGAATTCGTGTTCTAAGGAGAACCAGAATGTTAAAAGCAACATCAAGCATCGTCAACGTCAGCCAGATCACAGGCGTCCTGCCCGTGGTCAATGGCGGCACAGGCGTAACGACCAGTACGGGCACGGGCAACACGGTGCTATCTGCTGCGCCTACGCTTTCGGGCAACGTCACACTTTCCACAGGCAACTTGATCGTTGCCAGCGGCCAAGGCATTGACTTTTCTGCCACTCCGGGAACAGGCACAAGCGAGTTGCTGAACGACTATGAAGAAGGTACTTGGACGCCTAATCAGGGTTCTGGACTTACTGTTGTTGGCGCATTTAGTTCATCTGGAATCTATACAAAAATTGGTAGACAAGTGACGGTTACAGGTAGAGTCACGGGAGCAACTTCTGTCGCTGTATCTTCGGGCGGCGTAATTTCTACTAACCTTCCGTTTACGCCTAGTGGCACTTACGTTGGGTCAACTATCAATGGCACTGGAACCGTTACATCCGGAATGTATGTTGCTAGTGCTAACGTAAATGCCGCAGAAGCTATGGTTGCCACATCTGACATTTACTTTACTGTTACATACTTTGTTTAATTATCTTGGTCAAATTAAACATTTAACAATAAAAGGAAATTATGGCACTGACTAAAGTAACCAACTCGATGATCGTTGGCGCTCCAGTGAGCGTTGACGATTATGGTGCAGACCCAACTGGTGTGCTAGACAGCACGACAGCTATTCAAGCAGCGTTCAACACGAATAGATCAGTTGTGTTTGGCGCAAGTGGTACTTACAAGATTAGCGGTGATCTGACGCTTGGCGGCAACAATCGCACGATTGCATTAATGGGTGCATCGCTGTTGTTTCAACGTACAGTGTTGACCATCACAGCAACAGACACAGTGATCGACCTTGGTGGCGGCATCTTGTCGCAAGAATGCGGGTTTGCCACTGTTGCGGTGGAAACCACAGCAAGCGGCAATACCATCACCGTGACCGACTCTAGCACGCTACGCATAGGTCAACTCATGGCGAGTAGTTGGGGTGATGCAACCAATGGTCAATATCCTTTAACGCCTCCAACACCATTCAACACATTGGACGCTAGGGTTCAGTCAATTGCCGGTAATGTGGTCACGCTTAACAAAAATATGCTCGGAGCGGTATGCACGTTGCCTGTCAATTTGACAGTGGGCGAATTTGCGTTTGCCCCTTTCATCAGCAACGCTTGCACCAACGTGTTGATCTGCAATGGAACCATCAAACGTGCGGTCGGCTTTTACACGTTTGTTCCAGCAACTGCGCCTGAGTTTGGCTCTACCACTTTTGAAAACATTTATTTTGAAAGCAACGGTGTTGACCAGTTTTCTGTCCAACGCAAGCACACCTTGACTTTCAATAGCTGCAATCTAAACCAGCAATGGGACGCTGCCAAGCAAGGCATTGTGTGGAAGGGCGATGCCCGTGTCTACATTAACGACAGTTTTATGGCTTTGGGAAACCACGACAACGCATTTTTGTTCATCAACGAAAACGATGGAGTTGTGCAAACTGGTTACAGTCGATTGATCGCATCCAACTCCAACATTGTTGGGACTGCTGCAATTCCCGGCCCAATTGCCCCCGGCAAAGGAAGTTGGGAAGGAGACGTTCTTTATGTTGTTGAGGCAACAGACCCCGGCACAATTGAAAAAATTGTGTTTGAAGGCTGCGATATTCAAAACTTCAAACGCTCGTTTTTAACAGGCAGTGCCAACAACAGAACGGAGAACATTGTTATTGCTGAAATTCGCGTTGACAACTGTTCTATTGACGCTAACTTTTCCTATTACATTTTTGACGGTGTTGGCGCTGGCTTCAATTGCCCAAACTGCAACGTCAGCAATACATCTTTTTATCAAGATGTTAATGGAACGGTTTTCCATTACGTGGCTGCAATTAACGGTGCAGTAGTATCGTTCAGGCCCGTATTTGACAACTGCTATTTCAAGCTGGATAACGACAGCGCACAGTTTGCAACGCCTGCCGTAGTCAGGAACAGCACATTCACAGCAACTCCGTACAAGCACAGTTCAGGCATTGTGGAGATGCAAAACTGCTTGTTCCAAAACGGTTCAAGCATTGCCATTTCGCCAGCATTCAGCGATGAGTTTTACGGTGACATTGAGTCCATCATCGTTGATGATCCAGACTTTCCAGCAAACCCTGCTGGCTTTATCACCATCGCAGGCGGCGCAACCTTCAACGGCGCTCGCGTGGCATCGGCCCGAAGCATTAACGGTCAGTCCTACTACAACGTCTACAAGCAAGACGTGAACGTGCGGGTCAGCGGTACGTTTTTCAAATCAGATGGCGTGTACTTCTTGCGCGGTGACGACTACTGCATCCCAATTGGTAGTCAGATCGTGGACATGTATCTGGGCACTACACAGCGCGTGACTTTCAATTTGATTACCGCACTGGCATCTGCGGCGGCAAGCGGTGCAACCAGCATTGTCGTGTCCAGCGCGACAAGTGTTGCCATTGGCGATCTGGTCAACGTGGTATTGACGAATGGATTGGTTGACACCAAAGTCGTTGCTGGCACTTATGCTGGTGGAACGACAATTCCTCTTACATCCGGCCTTGATAGCGCCGCTGCATCAGGAAACGCTGTCAACTTCTTCCGAGTAGTTTAATCGTGCTGGCCCGAATGACCAGAATTTGGTTTTGATTGGAGTATCAAAATGGCTTTAGAAAAAATTGCAGTCGTTGACCGCATTGAAGTTGTCGAAAACGGCACACTTCAAGTTCGCACCAAGACCGTTATCAAAGAAGATGGCGTTGAAATCAGCAGCAAGTTTGCCCGACACGTTGTTGCCCCCGGCGATGATTACAGCGCCGAGGATGCTCGGGTGCAGGCCATGTGTGCTGCCATGCACACTGCTGACGTTGTGGCCGCATACAAGGAATTGCAAAATGCTGCCCAAACTCCTAAAGTCTAAAACAGTCCTGTTTGCACTGCTGCTCGCGGTGCTTTCGATTGTGCAAGGGTATGTATTCTTGCTGCCCATTACGCCGACTGAGCAAATGTTTGTCGGTATCGCCATCTCAATTGCTGTGACGTTACTTCGTATTGTTACAACACAGCCTATTTCTGAAAAATAATTTTTTGAAAGAAACCATAAATGTCCTCCAATTCTCAAATTGCATTTGCCCCACTTGGCAACACAGTCCTAATCCCTGCTGCGGCTTCGGCATCCACTGGCGTCCAGGCGCTGGTCGATGCACGATTTGATGGTCAGGGTACAGGCCAGTACCGCATCATCAACAGCAGCGCCAACACGGTGTTTCTTGGCGTTGGCCCCACGGCTGCAATCGCTACGGCCAATGCAGTGGCCCCGGTCGCTGGCACACCCTCGGCAGCCATCGTGCTTGTGCCTGGTGCTGTTGAGGTCTTGCGTTTTGCCCGTGAGTCATTCTTTAGCGGCTTGGCCTCGGCTGCGTCATCTGTCTACATCGTGCCGGGGCAGGGTCTTTAAATGACAGGTTCAGAGGCAGCAAGTGGGTGGCTAATTGAAAAACTAGCGCCAGCAATCGGTGGGCTGTTCGGCGGTCTGTCACTTGCTATGTTCTGGACACCTGAAAAACTACGCGAAAAAGGGACTATTGCCAGCGTATTTATTGCGGGTGGAATTTCCGCAATGGCGGGATTTAGTTTCACAGGAATGACTGCTTCGTATCTTGGTATATCGGGCGACAAAATAGATGTGGTGATTGGGTTGGCTTGGCTCCTTGGTTTGTGTTCCGTTGCAGTCATGAATTGGATTGCCAACTTTATGTCCAAGCGCGAACACATGGACATCGCTGAAGTTGCCGAAGAAATCAGCAAAACGCGCCAACGCATACAAAAAACAACTCCACGTAAACGTGTTACAAGGATTAGACCAAAATGAATGTCGGCGCTTGGTTGCTTGCCGTGCTGATAATTGAACTGGTCGCCATACTGCTAGTCGCGTATTTGTCGTTTTCGGGTTTCTTTCACGGGATGCGAATACTTGCCAAGATTGGGGTATGGGTAATGACCACGGGTTTAATGGTGCAAATCATGCGATCACTGCACTATTTTGAATTTGGCGCGTACCCAATCGACACCATTTTCCCGTTGTGGGTTACCAAGGACATCGGCGCATCATTGATTGTTTTTGACCTGTTTTTACTCTCAAGAAAGAGGCGATAAATATGGATTGGCTTAAACAGATTGCACCCACTATCGCCACTGCGATGGGTGGCCCACTGGCGGGTATGGCTGTGTCGGCTATCTCCAAGGCCATTGGCGTGGACCCCGACAAAGTGGGCGACATGATCTCCAACAACAAGCTGTCAGCAGAGCAGATCGCCCAAGTCAAGATCGCAGAGATCGAATTACAAAAGCAAGCCCAAGAACTTGGCCTCAATTTTGAAAAGCTGGAGGTCGAGGATCGTAAGTCAGCACGGGACATGCAGGCCACCACTAGAAGCTTGATGCCTCCATTGCTGGCTGGCGCTGTGACCATTGGCTTCTTCGGCATCATGGTGATGATGTTCTTCAACCAGATCGATAGCAGCAACCCGGCTATCTTGATGATGCTGGGCAGCTTGGGTACTGCGTGGACGGGAATCATCGCTTATTACTTTGGCTCGTCTGCTGGCTCCCAGGCCAAGACTGACATTCTTTCAAGGACAGCAAAATGAAGGACAACTTCGAATCCGCACTTGAAGCCGTCCTCCACCATGAAGGTGGGTTTGTAAATCACCCTGCTGATCCGGGCGGCATGACCAACCTGGGCGTGACCAAAAAGGTCTGGGAGGAGTGGGTCGGTCACGAGGTTGATGAAAAGACCATGCGTGGCCTGACGCCTGAGATTGTTGGCCCCATGTACAAAGCCAAGTATTGGGACAAAGTAAAGGGCGATGAACTGCCATCTGGCGTGGATTACGCTGTCTTTGACGCAGCAGTTAACAGTGGCCCTGGGCGTGCTGCAAAGTGGCTGCAAGGCTGTGTGGGCGTTGAGCAAGACGGTGGCATTGGTCCCAAGACACTAGCAGCAGTTTCCGCTATGAACCCTGTCGAGTTGGTCGATGACTATGCCAAGCGCCGCCTGTCCTTCCTGATGGACTTGCCGCATTGGGATACATTTGGCAAAGGTTGGGGCCGCCGTGTTGCTGCCGTGCAAACCGTAGCCGCCACCATGACTGCTTAGGCCAAGTACACGCAAGCCGCCAAGAAAGTCAGCCACACCACGCCGACAATGCCCAGCAGCATCCACTCAGCGAAGTACCTAAGCTGCTGACGCCAGACGCTTGGCGGCAAAGGTTCGGCGGCCAGCATCACGGGTTTGTACTTAGCAACACGCACTGGGCAATCCCGGCCTTGGTTGCAGTCTCCAAAATCGTTGCAGCAGTTCATTGAAACTCCCTCAGTTTGTGTTTCAGATCTCTGATCTCGCCTTGGGCTTTGAGTGCATTGGCACGGGTGCGTTGGTAGTCGCTCGTGGCTTCCTTGGCCGCCGCAAGTGCCTTGTCCAGCTTCTTAGCCTCACGCTTCAAGATGCGCGTGTGCTCTTTGCGCATGGCGGCAAGCGCAGGTTCGGTGATCGCTGTGACTTGAGCCTCCGTCAACGCCAGAGTGATGACAGGGGCGCGGTAGATTTTGGCGGTCATGCTTGCCCCCTTGCTTGGATGGCGGCGGCGCATTCCATAGCTATGCCGTAAATGGTGTATTCAGCCACGTTGTTGTTGGGATCGCTTGGGTCACCTTCCGCAATTTTTTCACACACCTTTGCACACGCCTCACGCTCATCAGCACGGACAAGGGCTTCAAAGGCTTTGAGTTTTTCCGTCGTTGGGTAATCAACTGGTGATAACCCAGCCTCACGGGCCATGTCTATCGTGGTTTTCATGTGTTCCCCTTAATGCCGTGGGCGGCTTCAATAAGATCGATCATTTCATATACCACACCATCACCAGCGCACCATTTTTTAACGATTGCTTTGCGCTGCTCATCCGTCAGCGGCTTGCGCTGTGCTGCGGGTGGGGTGGTGGACAGCCAGTGCTTGCCAGCCCGTACAACGTATTCGGATGTCAGCATCTTCAGAGTGATGGTGTCCTGCTCAAAGTCTGCTTCCTCAATTTCACAGGGCCACGCCACAGGCTCCTGCACAGGTACTGGCTCATAGTCCAGCCCCAACTCTCTGGCGTTTTCTGCTTTCCTGTCGAGGGCTGCGTTTGCAAGGGCTTGCTTGATGGCGGTGATAGCTTCAGTTAAGTTGTGATCCAAAGTCCCTGTCCACGGGGCTTCACACATCTCCAGAGCCTCCAGCGCCAGCTTTAATGCTTCGTCTTTCATTTGACTCTCCTTACTTTTTCAAATGTCACTTGCTTTTCGGGCGGGGGTGGGGTCATCTTTTCGCTTGGCGGTGTCCAGCCGTACTTACGCCACAAAGCCTGGACATCTGCGCCTGATGACCATTTGTAATCAGGATGCCCTACGGGGATGTAAGGTTTAGTCATCGCTTAACTCCTCGTCAAGTTCGTATTCAGGATTACCCAACTCGCTGTTCATCTCGCGCCTGTGACGCTGGCGCTCAAACTTGTCATCGTAGTATTCATCTGGGAGGTCATCGTAATCAGTCATAACGTCCACCCATAAACCAAAACGGCGGCAAGACCAATGCCGATGACAAGTGCGGTGATTAGGTCCAGCGCAGCCTCGGCACGGGCGTGCAGCTTGGCGGCCTTGACTTGATAGTGCTGGTGATATTTGTGGTGCTTCATGATTTCTCCTCAAGTTTTCGTTTTTTGCCTTTGATGGCCGGACTGTTTTCACCTATGCGTGATTTGCAATACTCAATAAACTTGGGCATATTGAGGTTTTCTTTTTGCGTCCCCCATCGCAGGTTTTCTGGTTTGTTGTTGAGGGCGTTTTCATCAAGATGCAAAACCACTGCGCGCTCAAACGGGGCCGGGCCGTGAAAGGCTTCGCACACAAGTCGATGGATTTTCAGGTTTCCCAACTTCCTGTTTGACAATCCCATGTATTCGTGCCGTGCTGTTTTTGATGCCTTGGTTTTGAACCCATATGTAGGTTTTGGTTGATATGCTCGAGTGCCTCCATTTGGCAATGGTGCAACACCATCTGGCAACTTCACTCGCCCCAATGAGCTAGCCATTAAGCCTGGCTTGCTCGGTACTGGCTTCCAATGTTCAGTCATTTAGACATGATAGCACATCAATTCTAAAAGGGCAAGTCTGTATCGTCATCAAACGCTGCTGGACGGCGCTCTTGGCGCTCTTCTTGCGGCTTGGGGTCGTTGATGTATGCCCAACCATCCCACCCGCCTTCGCGCAGTGGGATGCTGTCCAGCTTGAGCATTTCACCGTTTTTGGTGTTGATGATTGAGCCAATACGCTGATAACGTTTTTTGCGCTCTCCGTTGGCGTTTGTGTACTCGCCTGTAATGCACGAGATTTCTTTGCTGATACGGGACATTTTCATTCTCCAATGATTGATTTAAGGGCGGTGACTTTGGCATCTACTTCAGCCAAAAACGTGGTGACCTCATCTTCAGCAATCTTCAGCCATTCGGCATTGCGTTCGACTCGGTGAATAAATAACTGGGCCTTGGCTGGCATCCTGGGGTCAAAGACTACGTAATCGCACCAAGACCGATCAGCGCAGCGCATTTGCCACTGCATCTGGGCGTAGTACTTTGCTTCGACAGGGTTGCCGCCTTGCGAGTGGGTAAGCCAAACTTCAAGGGCTGTGCTGGATGACGGGCATTTAATCTCGACCATGCCATCATCACCCACCAAGCCATCAGGCGAGGCACCAGCAGCCTCAATGTCGGGGTGAGGTATGAATCCTACTTCCTCGACCATTTGTCCCGTATGCGCCTCATACGCAGCCCGTGCAAAGGGTTCCTGTTCTGTACCCCACTGCATTGCTGCATTACTGAATGACTCGGCCTTGGTCTGGGTGATGCGCTCCAGGACAAGCTGTGTCATGTAATTGGTACGGCTTGCGCTGTAACCCGTTTTTGTTTTGGCAAGCACATCAGCCAAGCGGCTGGCGGTGACTTTGCCCAAGCGGTTGGCAAACCAGCTTTCGGTTCCTTGTTCTTCAGACATACGATTCCCCTGTTGTTTTCTCGATCAACTTCATCGCAGCCTGGATCTCAGGTGGTTGATTTTTGAATGGCATAACTTTGTGGAAATTGTCCTTTTCTTTGTTTGAATACCAACCAACAAATGTGCGCAAGAGTTCCAGCATCTCAGGGGCATGGGCAATCAGCATGGCATTGGCCCGTTGTTCAGCATCAGGCACTGTCCTGCGGTTGGGGATGTTGGCAATCGTTGTGCCATGAACCCCAGGCTTGCGCGTGATGATGCTGTAGGGGTTGGTTGTCCAAGGCGATGAGTAGCGCGTGTTGTCTTGAAAGTGCCAGCGTTCAGGGGTGTAGCTCATACTTCCCTCGCTTTCAGCATGGCGTCTGCATATTCGTATGCCCACGATGCCGTGGTGCGAGCATCGTCTTGGACAACGGGCGAATTAAACATAAGTTGCGCCATCGCCTTGGCTGCAAAGTAGTCGCGCAGGGTCATGCCATCATGCAGAATTTGCTTTTCTGTTACCAGTGGAAACGCTGGCCCACCTGTTTTAGCGCTCATGATTTCTCCTGTTTGGCACGCTCAACCCGAGCTTTTTTGGCTGCAATAACTTTGGCCTGAAGCACCTGGTTGCCATCGCAAGCTGCCAGTGCGTCTTTGTAGACCTTTGCCAATTCTTCGCTGTTGGCGCTGGCATCGATTGCAGCCAGATGGTCGGTGATATCTGGAGTTGGAACAGCCTTGCGTGTGGCTGCGTTGCCATCGTCATCTTCAGGTGCAATTCCGCAAGCTGCCATTAGGCTGTATCGCCTTGCATATGTGAGAGCAGATCCGTAGCCTTGCGGGTCTTGCTTGGCTGCTGGCACGTGCAGCTTGCCGCACTCCAGCATCTCGCCTGACTCATGAATGAACACAGTCTCAACGGTGACCCCGGTGGTGTCCTCGCTGGTGCGTTGGACAAGGGCAATGCCAGCCCCGTTCAAGCCTTCAATGACTGCCTCAACGCAGGCCGACAAATCGGCATAGCGGCTGCGGAAGTGTGGGTTGGTGCTGCTTTTCAGGGCAGGGCCAAAGGCTTGCTGTGCCTTTACCAGTGCGGTGGCGATGTTCTTCATGCTGTGTACTCCAGTGCTTGTAATTTGCTGATGCGCTCATTGATTTCTGTGACCGACTTTTGGTATTCGGCCATAAGTGCTTGTTTGCTGGCAACCAGTGCAGCTATCTGCTGTTGGCGTGGGTCGTAGTTGTCGGGGATTTCCAATTCAACTTCTTGCTGACCAACAAAAGTGCTGGTAGCTGTGTCGTCAGATTTCCAGGTGTAGGCTTGGTAGCTGCCTTGATCTTCCCAAGCGTATTGGGTGTGATACACGTAAAGTGCTGTTTTGACTTTCATGATTGCTCCTAAAAAGACCCTTGCGGGATTGATGGGGCCGAAGCCCCGATTGGTCAAGAGTACGACAACCCTTGAAACTCAAAGCTGTCAGCCAGTTCTGGTGCAGCAGACTTGCGAATGTTGATGGAAGCGCAAGCAAATCCATAACGCTCTGCAAGGTATTGTTTGCCATCTGGCGTGTTGGCAACCACTGTAATTTCAGTGGCGTTGAAGTCTGCGGGAGAGAATGTGAAATCGGTCATGTGACCTCCTAAAAAGACCCTTGGCGAAATTGCTAGGGCATGTGTGAATTCTAGCATAGAGCTAGATGATAAAAGCGTATTGCTAGAAAATATTTTCTAAGTACTTTCCCTAAGTCTGCTGTTGTCTATCAATGTGCTAGAATTACAGCCTATGAACACCATCACCGCAGACGAACGCCGACAGCTGGCAGAAAAAGTTGGCATCAATGAGCAGTACCTGTACCAATGTTTGACAGGGCGCAGGGATATGTCAGCGATGGAGGCCGTGAGGGTAGAACAGGAAACAGACGGTCGTGTTGGCCGCAAGATGGTTTGCCAGGGCAGTTGGCGGTCTATCTGGCCTGAACTGGCGAAAGATCAGACATGACAACACCAGCCAATTTTTTGTGCATCTTTTGCAATCTTGAAATACAAAACAGGGATTCTCGGGCAAAAATTTGCTGGCCCTGTGTTGATTCAAACAGAAAACTAAACGGGCAAGTTGCAGCTATGAATGCTGTAAGCAAAGCTGTCAGGCAAGGCAATTTGCCATCAGTTAAAACCCTTTTGTGCGTTGACTGTGGTAAGCCTGGACAATGTTATGACCATCGTGATTACAACAAACCAACAGAGGTTGAGCCTGTTTGCCGCAAATGCAATAAACGCAGAGGGTCTGCAAAGCCTTTGGTGTCATACAGTTTGAACTCAGTCAACACGCTATAATTTTTCTGAAACCCAGCTAGGTCTGAAGTCATGAGCAGACCGAAAAGTGAACCCACCACCTGCTGACGTTTCTTTTCCAGTGGGTTTTGCTGGGCGCTTCAATGCACTATTACCAATTTCACATCGGTGACTACAAGTCACACACACATCATTTGTCCTTGATTGAGGATATAGCTTACCGCCGACTTTTAGACCATTACTATCTGCATGAAGTGCCTATCAAGCAGCGTGACATTGCTCGGCAAATAGGCATGAGGGACTACGAGCAAGAAGTCTTGACTGTGCTAGATGAGTTCTTCACATCGGCTGAAGATGGCTTCATCCACCCCCGTGCAGATGCTGAGATTGCCAAGTTCAAAGAGTTTATAGAAGCCGGAAAACGTGGGGCGGCTAAGAGGTGGTCAAAGGGTAGCATTAGGGAGGCTATTAGCCCCCCTAATGCAACCCCAATAGCAACCATAAACCATAAACCAATAACCAATAACCAAGAAGATACATATATATGTCCACCTGACGGTGAACCTGAGGCTAAAGATAGTTTGCCAGTTTGCCAACACAAAGCCGTTATGGACTTGTATCACCAGCACTTGCCAACCCTACGCAGGGTGGAAGTCTGGAACGAAACCCGCAAGGGCTACTTGAAGCAAAGATGGCGTGAAGTCGCTGCTGACATTGGGCAGAGTAGGCCAGCTACACAAGAAGCAGTGTTGGAATGGTGGGCTGGCTTCTTCCAGCACATCAACAAATCCAAGTTCTTGACAGGCAAGGTCAATAGCAAAGATGGCCGAGCTTTTGTGGCCGACCTTGAGTGGATCATCAAGCCGAGCAACTTCGCAAAAATCATTGAGGGCAAATATCATGGCACTTGAATCTTGGAAAACAAAACCCGCAGAGCCAGAAACCAACGACACGCTTTGCCAGGCGCACGGCTGTCCAAACAGATGGGCCGTGGACACTGGCGGTAGACTTTGCTCGGACCATGCCTGGGCAGATCCACACAAATGGCCGCAAATCACGCAAGCTCAATTCCATAAGCGCAAGCCTTTGGACAACACAGGATTTGCAAATCCAATGACACAAGCGGAAAAGGTTGCGACCTTGCACGCACTGCGGGACATGATGAAAACCAGACCAGACCCAAAAGCCTGGGCGCATAAGCTGCGAGACAGAGAAAACGCTGGCGAAGAGTTGACCAGAACGCAGCGAGAGGCATGGCGCACAGCCTTGAGGAGCAATGAATGAGCTGGCTCTTTTCGCAGGCGCTGGTGGAGGAATACTTGGGGGCCATTTGCTCGGATGGCGAACAGTCTGTGCAGTCGAGTGGGAACCCTACGCAGCTTGCGTACTTGTCGCCAGACAAAATGACGGAGTTCTCCCGCCTTTCCCGATTTGGGATGACGTTCAAACCTTTGACGGTCAGCCATGGCGAGGAATTGTTGACGTTGTTTCGGGCGGCTTTCCCTGTACGGACATTTCCATCGCAGGCCGAGGCGCAGGGCTTGACGGAGAGCAGTCCTCAATGTGGTATCACATGGCGCGGGTGGTTAGCGAAGTTCGACCCAGATTCGTATTTGTGGAAAACAGCCCAATGCTCATTCATCGAGGACTCGGACGAGTCCTTGGCGACCTTTCCAGTCTCGGGTATGACACGCGATGGACTGTTATGGGAGCAGCCGATGTCGGA